TTAATGAAGGAAAAGATACAACTTGGTATTCTGGAACTCGATACCAAAATGCAGATGAATATATTATTGGAAGAGCAGTGGGAAGTAATGTTAATACAACAGCATCTACAATAAATAATGCTATATTAGCAATAAATAAAGATGATATTAATCTTAGAATAGTAGGAGATGGTACGTCTTATACACAAGGATCTATTTTGTTACAAAGTTCAACTTCAAATGTACCAGGAACACGAGGACAAGGTTTATATTTATTTAATGAAGGAAAAGATACAACTTGGTATTCTGGAACTCGATACCAAAATGCAGATGAATATATTATTGGAAGAGCATCAGGAACTAATGTTAATACAACAGCATCGACACTAAATAATGCTTTAGTAACAATAAATAATTCAGGTAATATGGGTATTGGAGCAACAAGTCCTTCTCAAAAATTGCATGTAAACGGTAATATAAATTTTACTGGAAATTTATATAAAAACGGTTCAGTTATCACATTAAGTAATTATAGTGATTCAAATACTTTAGTGAATGATACTACATTTGTATCCAATTTACAAGATAAATTTGTAAATGATACAAACTATGTATCCAATTTATATGATAAACTTCACGACAATGAAATTAACATCTATGACACTATCAAAAACGGTTGTTCTACTGTAAGTTTTGCTATTAGTGGTTCCAATTATACATGTAGTGGTTCATTCATTACATTTGACAGTACTGATTTACAATATGGATTATTTATGACAGCAGCTCATTGTGTCATGGATGTAGTAGGTACCACTGTTTTAACAACAACAGAATTATATGTCACTAATCCAATGACTGGAAACTATACAAAAGTAGATGTAAATAATATTTATTATGATGGTGTTGCTGATGTCGCTATTATAAGAACAAATATTGATTTTTCGAGTAATTCTTCTTATCCTTTACAATTATCTACCGTAACTCCACAAACGGGTGATATTTGTTTTCTATGTGGCAATCCCGGCGGTTTAGACAATGTTTCTTTGTCTCAAGGTTTTATTCGTGATGCTCGTTTTTATGAAAATGGTGGGTATCAAGTACCTGAATCATTATATATTGATACACCTGGTATTGGTGGTAATTCTGGCAGTCCCATTTTAAACAAAAATGGTAAAATAATTGGTATTTTTACGTTTGGTTCTTCAGCAACAGGAAGAGAAACCTTTGGTGGAGGGTCGAATTTAACTGTATTAAACAAAACGCTTCCTGTATTAAAAACGCAGGCAATTAATGGTGATTCCAATAAACGTAATACCTCAAAATATTATATTGGTCTAGATTATTGGACCCAAAGGAATGCACCATTTACATGGAAATCGTATTATGGAAATGCAACAACATTCCCTAATCAAGGTGTAAGAATTTATGCAGTAACAAGTAGTATTTCACCATTTCGTAATGTTCTTGGATATTTAGATATTTTATTATCCGCAACTATAAATGGTGTTGAGTACAAATTTGGTGAATTAAGTGATCAATATCCTCCTGGAATGTTACTCTATCAAGACAATGCATCAATACAAATTAAATATTTAGACTATAGCGACAGCAATACTGAAAGAACAGCAAATATAACATTGGTTACCTATGCATCACTTGGTGATTCTTATGCATATTTAGATGCACCATTAAGTTCAGGGTCAGATGGGTCAGATAATAGAAGTAATGAAATAACAAAAAATGTTGATTTTCCAAAAAACATGTAATTTTTTATAAATTTCTCATATAAAAATATTTAGTATTTATATATGGATTATTCTGACCTTGGCAAACAACTTTTAGTTGCGGTTTTTCTCTTAAATGCAGTGTTTTGGGGATTATTTCCCCATTCCATGCATTGTAAACTTGCCTCTAATTTAGGCGTTAAGAAGTGTGCTCCTCATTGGATGCATGTTTATGTATTTGGTTTATTCTCTTTTGTGCTTGCGTTATATTTTAAGCAAGGTACAGCAGGATTACTCTAAATCAATATTTAAAGGTAAACCTACTAATAAGTGTTTTTTGAAAAAAGTTTTCAAATAACTCACAAATTCATCATTTAGCAATAAGAAGAAGGAACTAGCTAAAATAAAAACGCGATCATTTTTATTGCAATTCACCTTTGATCGAAACGGGTTGAAACGAACAATTAAAATAAAGGCAATAAATGTTTGTATAATTATATTTAAATATTTTACATAATCAGGATTAATATATGCAATACCAACTGCAGTAACTATATAAAATAAATAAATAAATCCAACTAACATGTAATAAACAGTCGTAGAAAAATATTCTATAAAATTATCGATTGGTTTTACAATTGTATTAATAATTTTCATATATAGTAAAAGTACATTTTATACTAAACTTGTATTTAATTGTTGAGAAACTTGAATAAATGTTGTGCACTTTGGCATTTCTTTAATAGATGGAGCATTGATATAAGTACAAGTACTACGCAGTCCACCTAGATAATCTAGTACTGTGGTTTCAAGCGGTCCTTTATATGGAATCAATAATTCCCTGCCTTCTGAAGAACGATATGTAGCCATTTTCCCGTAATGGGTTTCCATCGCCTTTTTAGAACTCATTCCGTGAAAGGATTTATATTGTTTACCATCTGAACCTGTTCGTATATCTCCTGGTGTTTCGTCGTGTCCCGCAAAAGCACTTCCAACCATAACAAAATCCGCACCGCCTCCAAATGCTTTTGACATGTCTCCTGGACACGTAATACCACCGTCTCCAATAATATGACCACGTACACCATGGGCAGCATCCGCGCATTCAATAATGGCTGACAACTGTGGCATTCCTACACCGGTTTTTAATCGTGTAGTACATGCAGCACCAGGTCCAATACCAATTTTTACAATATCCACTTGTCCTTCTAAGATGAGTTCTTCCACCATTTCTCGGGTTACTACATTACCCGCAATGATACGTTTTTTTGGAAACTTTTCCCTTACCTTTTTACAAAAATCAACGAGTGATTTAATATATCCGTTTGCAATATCAATACAAATCCAATGACAATCAATATATTTGAATATTTTTTCCAAACGTTCCAATGACCCAGGACCAATTCCCGTAGAGACCATAAAATAATCGGGATCTAACCCTCCTTCATTCAACGCTTCCAAATAATCAAATTCATTATAAAATTTATGAGTTGCTGTGACAATTTTATGTTTTTTAAGTATTTGATACATTTCAAATGTACCAGTTGTATCCATGTTTGCAGAAATAATAGGAGTACCTTTCCACTCCAAAGGAGAATATTTAAATTTAAATGTTCTTTCCAATGAAACCTCAGAACGACTATTAATAGTTGAACGTTTAGGTCGAATTAATACATTAGAAAAATCAAGTTTCATACCATATTCAATCTTATTCATGATTGTATATGATTCATATATAACATTAATTTAAGTTATTTCAATAAATTATATAATAACGGAATTCTAATTATTTTCTTTTTATACAAATAAAATTATTTTGATGACCATCTTTGTTTATGTCAAAAAAATTATTTTCTATATCAGTGTTGCTTGTAAAATAACCATCAATCATAAAATTTAATTCACTATCATCCAAATTTAAATGATTTACTATCAAATGTAAGGACATTGGATCATATTTTGATGTTTCTTTTGCCGCATGAATTAGATTACGAATATATTTATATGGAATAATCCATAACAGATCACTTGCTTTTTTTTCTGAAATCCAATATTCCTCATGGTCTTTAAAACATATATTGAATTTTTCATTTTCAATATTGAAATTTTTCAATTGTTTCATAAAACATAAGTCAAATCTTGTATTAATAACAAATTTATATTTGTCTTCCACTATTTTTAAAGAATTAATAACTGAAAATGCACGTTCAAATTTTTCACCCCTTGTTAATAAAAAATCCACTAGATTATAGTCACTTAATAATTTCAATAATTTATAGTCTTCTTCCTCATTTACAGAGTAAGAATGAAAATAAATATCAATATGTTTAATACCAAGAGAACGAATCGAATCTAAGTGATTTTGTAAAATATCAATATCATAACCATTTCCTTTTTCAGACCAAGTACTTGAATTTCGTTTATAATGACCACGATAAACTAATGCTACTTTTTCTTCGTTGTTTATTTTCTCATCATCATCATCATAGCAAATTTCAAAGTTTTTTACTTGAAAACTTAATTCAGGAAAATAATGATCTGCTATAAATACTATGAGTTGTTCTCGTTTGCTTAAAAAAATGGGAATTTCAATATGTACAAATTCATTTTTTTTACATTTTGTTAACCATTCCTTATAATTTATTTCTGGATAATGCGACTTTATTGCAAAATTACCATATTGGTTGGGTACATCTGATAAAAACATGATATCAAATTTTATAGTAGTTTTTACACTTTTTGGATCTATAAGATGTCCGCACCACTGATATTGTCTATATGCATTCATTTTGAATTTTGAAAAACAATAATTAGAATTAGATTTTATATATAAACTACTCGGTCCGCTATAATACGTTGATTTATTATTATTTAGTTTATTAATAACTAATTCTTTTTGCGTTTTATCAATTGATTCATCATTCCATCGATCTAAATGAAAAATAATAAAACTACCGGTTTTAATAAGATATTCTTTATGTTTTTGATATAATGATGGATTGACCCATGAAAACGTATAATCTAAGTTATTTTTTAATACATCGAGAACTTTGATATCATCTGTTTCAAAATTTTCTAAACTCCATCTTACATTTAAACTATTTGTAATATTTACAAATTGAAAATTATCATATAAAAATAAGAAATTTAAGTACACCATGTGATCAAAATGATACCATGTTAACTCATCGTAATTTATTTTTAAGAAAAAATCATTTAAATGACTTCTTTTGTAAACTGGTAAATCACTCCACCAATAAAATAATCGATAATCAGATGTATTTTCCTTAATTTTGACTATATCTTCATCATTATTAAAAATAGTTGCAGTTGATTCGGTAAT